ATGTCTGGGTGACAGGAACCCACCCTTGGCCTGTAGAGACATCGCTTAGCGATGCCTCCATAAAGTCGACGACGGTGTAGTTCCCAGGCGTGCCAGTGACCCGAGCGATATAGGACATCGCCTACCCCTTAAGTGGCGTTAATTGTCGGCGTCACGTTAATCGTGTCACCGTTGTATTGGATCGTCACAGGCGATGCGAAAAGCTCAGCTGCAATCAAGTTGCCACTGACAGTAAGATAATAGCCGTAGATCGTCTGGGACGACTGGTTCGCCGTCGACGCGAAAGACTGCTGCGCGTAGGTAGCGCTCGCCGGGTTCGTCCCCGATATAGTCCACGAGGCCCCCGTCAGGGTTGCCGCCGCATAGCCGGTGAACGTCGCCTCGGTATAACCAGCGACAGTGTCGGCATACGCCGGAGTCTTGTTGTTTTGATAGAGACGCAAGACAGCGTTAACGGGCGTCGTCTTGTTGAGAAGGGTGCCGAGAGCGACCTGCTCTCCGTTGCTGCAAAATAGTCCAGCCATGAATTTATCTCCCGCAGGCGTTAGGAGGGGGACGCATTACCAGACCCCCTCCAGTTAGCTACTACGCGTACTGAGCAAGCACAAGCGCCGTGGTCTTGAGCGTGGTGTAGCCGTACACGTTCAATCCGCGGATCAGCTGACCGAAATCGCCTGGGTTCGGCAGGCTCTCGACTTTCGCAATCTGCGAAGCGAAAGTAATGCCGGACTTGTGGCCCGCGAAGAGGCACTTGCGCGCTACAGCGCTTGCGTTCGTAGTACCGTCGAAGTTCTGGCCAGACGATGCCGTCGGAAGCAGGTTGCTGACATAGATCGTGAACCGGTCGAGGACACCGATCTTGCCATTACGCAGGATAGACTTGTCGTCGCCAGTCAGGTAAGCCTGCTGGAGTGACGAGTTCATGAGCATGTACCGGACTTGCGGCGTTATGACCAGATACCGGTCGGTGTCGGGCACGTTGTTCTCATCCAAGCATGAAGCCATGCTCGTGATCACAGACAAGATGTTTGAGCTCGACAGCGTCAGGGGCGCGCCGGTATCGGTCGCAGCACTGGCACCAGCGCCACCAAGGTTATACGAAGAAGTCTTGTTGCCTGCCGTGAGTCCACGATTGGTAGCGTCAGCAGTAACAACCGAGTTCTTCAGAATCATCGTGTCGATAGCAATCGCCATCTGCTTGGCGGCATCGTTGGTGAACATATCCATGAGCCGTGGCTGGCTCTGGTACTCGATGATGTCCGACACGTTGACGCCGAAATACTTGGCGTTGCTGATCGACAGCGTCGATTTAGACGGGACAGGGACCTGATAGCTCAGGGTCTGACCAACCTGATAGTCGCTGATCGTGATGTCAGGAATGTTGTTGATGATGACGGTGTCACCGATATTTTTGATGTCACCTTCATAGTTGGTGTTAGCAATTTCGCCGAACACCGTAGTCGCGTAGAACTTTACGTTCAGCTTGCCCGACCAAATCTGCGGGATAAACGTACCCGACGCAGCCGGGTTGGTGTTAAATGCGCCGGCCGACGATGTGCCGAATGACGTACCGGAAGACGAAATAGTGATGGCCATTGGCCTGCCTCGCTTGATCTGTTAGGACCAAGCCCGGCTGGCGCGCTACCTTATGCGGCCATCAATAACGGCTTGGTCGATTTCTGCCTCGATCCTTGCCCGTTCGTCATCTTTGCCGTAGTACATCCCTCTCCTAACATCTCGATAGAACCCATCGATCTCGCTAGTCGCCCAGACTTTGCCTGCGGCGCTCTGAGGTGCACTGGACGACACTTTAGACGTGCCGGGCGCTACCTGACGCTGAAGCTGTTGCTTCGCCTGTGAGGGCTGTGTCGGGGGAGGGGGAGGTGCCGTCAGCTGCTTGTAAGCATTGAACAGCGCTGCTGTGCGTTTGGCATCGTACTCGTTCCAAGCCTTCGTTAGGTATTCCTGCTTGGCGAACCCACTCAAAGGGTCCACTTCAGCAAGCCATCCCATAAAGCCTGGATCAACATTGAGCGCTTCGTAGTCCGGCACAAGGTGCCCCAACTCACTAAAGTATGCCCGGCGATCCTGCGATACCTGTCGCTCTGTAACGCCACCCAGCTGCTCTTTCAGCTGTGCATTCTCCGCTTCCAGCTGGCCTACCCGTGTGCTAACCATGGTCTCCGCGACTTCGCGGGCCTTGCGGTCGATCACGTCGATTAGGTCGCTTCCGAAAGCTTCGACGTCTTTCTCTGTCACCAGCTTCTGCGGTGCAGCCTTTGGTGGTTCGGCCTTGGCAACCTTTAGCCTGTCGATCTCGCTGAGAGCGATTGCAAGACGAGATTTCAAATCCCTGAGCTCAGCTGCATACCGCGGAACCTCCGCATCGTATTTGCCCTGAACCGTCTTGAACCGTTGTTCCCAGGTCGGCTCATCCACAGCTGATGCCGCAGGTGTCGATACCTCGGGTGCTTGTGCAGGGGGTTGTCCCTGGTCCGCTACCGGTGCCTCACCCGTCGGTGTCTCTGGGGCTTGCTGTGGCTGCTGTTGCTCTGGCGATGTCTGAGGTAGATATTGCGCCTGCAACCGCTCAGCCTCTTCGGCCAATTCCGCGACCCTTCTGGGCAAGTTCATGTCGTTCTCCTGCTCCGGCTACGTCTCGCCGGGCCTTGCGGTATCCGGCTGCTCGATACGGTCTGCGGGTTGGGCTAAAGAGTTGATACCTTTAGCCTATTAAGGGTTGTCGGTGCTTCTCGCACCAACCCTAGAAGCTCTTTGATAAGCTGAGCTCTGCCCTGCATCTGCCGAAGTGTCACGTCTTCACGGGCTTCGGATATGTGCCGATATAAAGCTTGCAACTCACCTTCGAGATATTTCTGTACCTCGGACCAACCTGTATGGCTTCCAAACGCATGTAGCGCCTTTAGTGCCGCAGGTGATGGGTTTGTTATCATGTAGGATGCTCGTTGTTAGCTTGTCTGTCAAGACCCTTCAATGCAGCAAATATCATTTCGGGGTTGAAAATTACCGTTGCCTCGTTCCCGTCAACACCAATCAACTCTCCTTTAACGGCATAGCGCCCATCACCAAGATCAAAAACAGCAGGGCACTCCAAACAAACACCGCACCTGAACTGTTTTGGGGTTATGTCTTTCATCGTTGAGCCGTCGGTGAAAAATTATCTGTGGTAGGCGTTTGCTGCCCATCAGGCAATACCTCTCCGCCACCGATGGGCGTGGGCTTAGGTGGCGTACCTTGCTGGGGCTGAGCGCCGCCCTGCTGTTGCTGCTGAGCAATCGCCATCGCAGCCATCTTTTGCTTCAGGACACTCATCGGCGGAACGATCACATCCGGGTCCATGTCGAGGTTCTTAGCAGTCTCGCGCAGGATTGCCGCCCGGCCCGGAATGCCAACGATCTGCATGTCGATCGGGTTCGCCGTCGCCGCCAGGAACTCGTTGCGCCGCAGCTGGGCCGTTTCTTTGTTGATAAGCGACTCCGCACCGCGGGCGATGATCTGCACGTCGCCCTTAAGCTCCGGATCGTCAGCGTATTGCATGTTGTGGTCGTAGAGGCGCTCAAGCATCGGCGTTAGCACCCCAATGTCGATGTTAGCAACTACCTGCTTGATGGCCTTGCCGGCGTTGCCCATGAGCATGGAAAGCCCAGAAGCCGTGCGGCCCGCGGTTCCAGCCGCCTCGCCCGTTGCGTATTTGGGTAGGCCCGAATACTCGTCAGCAAGTTGTGTGAACGCTTGGAACACACTCATAAGCTCGCCGATGCGTGAGTCGGGCTGGTAAAATTGGATGGGCGGCTGTCCCGCGCCACCGATATCGTTCGTGACTTGCCAGATGCGCCAGGGCGTAAGCTGAGTCACATCCTCGCCCGCCGCCAGCCTCTCGATGTTGACCGTCACCTGCGGGCCAGAGGCAATACCCATGTTGTTCACGATAGCCCGGAGCGCCGCGTTGCACGTCACCTGAGCATCACGGATCAAATCGGCAACCGAGTTACCCCACCAACTGCCCGGCACGTCCTCGTAGGACGCCTTGTAGTATGGTTTGCGGTTCAGCGGGTCGTAGTTGAGCACCGCCTTGATGACCCAATTCCCGATAAGCCACGCCTCGATGTGGTACTCCTTGGTGGAGTCGGGTATCTCACTCTCGTCCAACCCCCATTCAAGCAACATACTACCCGGCACGCTACCCCAGAACTGGAGCGCATCAATCAGCCCGTCCACGTTCATGGCAATTTGAGTTGTCGACTTACCTTCGGCGCTGGCGCGCTGGACGTCATTCGTCAGCCACTCCTGCAGCCCTCGCCTGCCATACTCGTCAAGTACCATGCGGATTGACGCGTCATTGTAGCCATCGACGCCTATAAGCGCGTTGAGCTCATCCCGCGTCAGCTTGTGCTTCTCGATGAGGTAGCCATCTGCCACCGTTGTCGCGGCCGGTGATGGATATATATCGAACGGAGAGACCCGCTCCCACTCTTCCTTGAGTACATCCTCGATCTGAGGTGTGTAGGTCCCGTCGGGCCCCGGAGCCCACTTAAGCTCCTTCTTCTTACGGATGACCGGCCCCTTGATGACAGCACTCGGGAACGTGGTGACATCTTCGAGGAACGCATCGAGGGCCTGCATGAAGCCGCCCTCCAGAAGCTGATCCTCCATTTTATTGGCCATACGATCGGCGCGCTTCCTCGCTTCTTCCTGCACGGCATTATACGCCTCCTCCCGGATATCGTTCATCATCTGTCTGATGTCGTCATCCGATAGGGGCTGCCCCGACTGCTCCGCCTGCTGGATTGGCTGAGCCGCAGCCGAGACGATCTTGTCGTTTATGTCGGGCGGCAAGTCTGCAAGCGGCGTGGGCTTCAAGGTCCATGGCCGTTCTGATCCCGTCGCCATGATGACGTCGCGCAGCCACGCGGTAGCCGCTCTGCATTTCACTGACGTCAAACCAGCAAAGACTTCAGAGCCCCCCATGTCGCGAATAGCCGCCAGCTTCTCGGGGTCGTACTCTCCACGCCTAGCCCGCATGTTCTGGAACATGCGCTGCTCAACTGTCATCTGCTTGGCGTTGCGCGCCTGCTCCCAGCATTTGCGAATATGCTGGGTGATGCCTGTAGCGAGCGGCTGGGCCTGAACCTTTTCCGCCTCCCGGCGCTCATCCTCGATCACAACTGCAAGCGGCCTTGCTTGCATCAGCCCGCCAGCTGAAAGAATGGGAGGTGCCCCCAGCGAAGTCACGCCGGTCGGATTCTGTGGGCTCTGCGGCTGGAAAGGGTTCATCTCGGTGCCTTAGCTGCCTGGAACTGCTGCTTCGCAGCCTCAGAAAATAATGCCTTTGCGAATGTCCAGACCGCGGACCAGAACGTCTGATACCCGGCAGGAACCGGCTGGGGAAGCGTAGTCGTCACGATTGACGTAGTATCCTGCACGACCATGGACAGAGCGTTCTTCACAACCCCCTGGTCATGACCTTGCCCGTAGAGCCTGTGCGTCCAGCCAATGCCGAAGTAGCGCCACCCTGGGATCGCCCGGTAGAAGCTCATGCGTGTCAAAGCGTACCGCTGGATGAGCCGCGCCGAATCCGCGTCCTTGATCGCTGTCATTGTTAGGAGCCCGAGCACGCCGTCGACCACGAGCTCGTTGCCCAGCTTGTTCAGGGCACGCTGCAAGTTCTTGATCGCTTGGCGAGGCCCAGTGTTAACTGCATCGTCGAAGACTATATAGTCGACGCCCGACGGCAACTCATCGCCCCGGACACGGTCCCAATACTGGAACTTGTAAATCTCCTCGACTTCCGGCATCTCAATGTATCGAACGCTTCGAGCGGGCAAGCTCCTGTGTCGGCGATAAGCATCGTACTCGCTCTGGATGACCCCCAGCTTCGTCGGGCCGCCAGGATCGTGCGCGTCGTTGGAATAACCCCCTTCGGAGACGTACAGATACTGCAAAGACTTTGGCAGGTTCGACTGCATCCTATGGCACCGTAAAGAGGACGTCTCTAAAGTAGTTCGAGTTGTTGTAGCTCTGATTTGGAAAAGTACCCGGCGTAGTTGAGTACACCCCGGCACCGATCGGGGCTGTCAGGCTACTATTCGTCACCGCGGCGTCGAACCCATGTGACGTAGAGGGGTAAACACCGTCCGCCCCTGGCTGGCTGACACTGGCCACATAAGTCTGGCCTGCCGTCACCGCGATCGGAGCCGGAAACAATATTGACTGCCACCCTGAGTAGGATGTCGTGGAGCAATCAAATGTCGACGTAGTCCCAAGCAAAGTGCCTGTGCTACTCCACAGATTGCCGATACGCGTCGTATTCACGCCACCCATCTTGATGAACATCACCCCAGTGACGTGGCCATTCACCGCAGGAATAAACTTCACCCCCATCTCATACGATGTCGGGTCAAGCGACGTAGTGGGAGTCTTAGCCAGCTGTAGGACCGTCTGTGCGCCCACGTATCCTTGGGGGGCCACGAGCAAGTCTACCTCCAACACTGTAGTGTCGAGGTCCCCGCGTGATATGCTAACAAACGCACACTGCGTCCCCGGCAGGCTGAACCCCGCCACATTCACAGCCAAATTGAAAACCTGCCCGTTCCCGCTTCCGCTAACCGGTGTCACCGTTAGCCAGGAACTATCCGACGTAACAGTGAAGCTGCTGCTCGGGCTGTTTCCGTTGTAGCTAATCGTCACGGTCTGAGGCGCTGGGTTCGACCCTCCCACGGAAGCAACGAACGACGGCCTACGCGGCGTGGTCGCTATTGGTCTCGTCTTCAGATAATAGACGTCGAACTGATTGAACGATAGTGATGGGCTAACCTGCGTCGAGAGCGTGTTGATCGCCCCGGAGGCGACCAAGAGCTCGTTCGCGTTGCTCTCAGTAGAAGCCGGATCGACACGCACCACCTCGTAATAGCCATAACCGTTCGTCTTCGTAAACAGCGGATAGCTGTGGGTCGCCCCTGTCGTGTAAGCCCAGATCACCGCGTCGAGCGAGGACCCGTTAAGACACGCCACCGACGAAAGGTCGTTGCCGCTCAAGGCAGCGGCGGGGTCCGGTATCTTGGTGCCTACGATATTGCGGATGTACTTCAGCGGGTAATACTGCGGCAGACGATTCGACGCTGCGTCGAAAGCTCCGAAGTTGTAAGGTCCCCCGCCATTCCACGTGTTCTGCATGAGCGGCGTCGCCATGAACGACGAGAAGTCCGCATTGGTCGCAACACCGTCCTGAATGTGGTAGTAGTGCGAGCCTGTCAAGGCGGTACTCAGGAGCCCGCCCGTCTCAGCACAGACATAGGCCATGTTCTTTATGACGCCCTGCCCCGACGAAAAGTTCCACTCCGTAAGATACTGAGGGATAGTCGATGGATACCCGGCAGCCGTTAGCACTGACGACGCATCCTGGGCGAAAGTGTTAGTATCGTAACGATGAAACGTGAAGAAGTCGAGCGTATCGCCGTTGGAATGCGCTACGTTTAGAAACCCGCCGACCAGCCCCGCGTTCAGGTTAGAGAAACCGCAGCCTCCGACCTTGGCCGTACCATCCGCCGATAGGATTGCCGACCGGGTGTTGGCGTACATGGTCCGCATGGCGACGCCATCGGAAGGGAACAGGTAGGGACACCCGCCCGTCTCGCCGATATCGGGCTCATTCATGACTTCCCAGAAAAGCCCAGTCAACCCGAATTGAGTTTTGACGTGGTTCACAAGCGCCGTGACCATGGTATTCCATTGCGTCCATGAGTTAGGCGTCACCACGTTCTGGTTAGGCAGCCCCGTAAACATGTAGGCGGGTTTGTTGCAGATGCAAAACCAAGGCATCGCCCCCGTGGCGATGATATCCGCCACCGTCGCATCGAATTTCGTCCAGTTGTAGGTCCCCGCCGAGGGGTTGATGCCATAATACTCCTGGATGAACAACCTGATCTGCTTCGGTCGGCAAGCCTTTACTTCGCCGATGACCGAAGACAGTAAACGCTGAGACCCGATGCCGCCCTGCCCTAGAGTAAACCTCGAGACGTCGATCGACCCAGCCGCAGTCGCAACGTCAAAGATAATACCAGACGCCGTAGGACCTGGACCCGGAGGGGGAGGATTCCCGCCACCTCCTCCGCTTTGCGGAGAAGTCCCGTGAAACGCTGAGATAGTCCCGCTCATGAAGTCCTCTGGTAGATTGGGTCAATGCCATAGTTCGAGGAGTTGAAGGAGCTAAACGGCATAGCCCCCGACGACTGATAGGAGTACAGTCCGTTACCTGCGATTGTCTGTCCGTTGAACGTCCCAATGGCCGCAGCGTTCGCACTCGAATATGCCGTCAAGTTTCCATTGACAACGTCAGACGCGAATGTGCCCGCAGTGAGAGGATAATAGACTTGGTTGTTTCCTGACACCAGATCAGGGTTCTCGAACCAAGAGATGATGTACGGCGTGCTTGCCGCTATCGCGATCGGCGAAGAGAAATTAAACCTTTGCCAGCCTGTTGTTGTAAGCTGCCCTGTCGAGAGAGTCGGGCCAAGCTGCCCTGAACTCGCCCAGAGCTTGATTTGATACCCCGCGCCGCTGCCGAGGACCGTAGGGACGGCCACGGCTGGCACCTTGATCCACACCCCTTTGATGTTCCCAGGATGCGCCGCCTTGAAAATAAGCCCCATCGAGATGCCCGACGTGATGCCATTGTCAGTCCCAGGATCGAGCGTGAATGTAAGCGAGTTGCTCCAAATCCTCTCCTCGGGATACGAAGCCCCTGCCGACGGCGTCCAAAGCAGCGATGGGGGAACCAGCAGCATTATTGCAGCGCCTTCACAGTGTAGGTGCTTGTGCCCGCTATGCGCAGCACGTTGATAATGTACTTGTTGCTGACCGCCACCGGTATGGTGTCGCCCGTGCTCGCGCCTACCGTGAACCCACTGAACGATGGAGCCAGCGGCGTGCCGCTACCTGGGTTTGTCACCAGGAGCGCAAGCGACCCATCGTATGCCGGAGCCGTTATGGTCCATGCGGACGTCGAGGCCGTCACAGACTGCAGAGGCCCGAAGCCAGGGTCGAGCGTGATGTTGCCCGTGGAGTAGTTGTACGTAGTAACCCTGACGCCACCGGTGACACTCTGCGCCGTCTTGTCGGCGTACAGCACAGTACCGCCCGCGCCGAATATGACCGTGCTCGCGTCCGTGCCCTGGAATGTGAGAGTGGCTGATACCCGGAATGTCTTGCCATCGTCGACGGTTAGCGTCGACCCGGTCGCCGGGGCGGTGATTGCTAGTTTGTTAATGGAGGTAGCGGTGGCAACACCAAGCGACGGAGTTGTGAGTCCCGGTGATGTTGCGAGTACGACGTTACCTGAGCCAGTCGTTGCTGCTTGCCCGACGTTGCCACCGCTTACTGTGAGCACGTCGCCGTTCGTCCCGCCCGAGACGGTCGTGCCACCAACCGATATCGACGTTGCCGCGCCACCTGTGGCTGGCACCGTCCATGTTCCATCCGCCTTAAGATAGGCCCCCGCAGCAGCTTTACCCGCGGCCGGTGCAGGTGCGAGCCCCGCCGTGCCACCAGAGCCCGAGTCACCCACCATGGTAGCCAGGAGCGCCGTGGCGGCTGCGCCCGACGCATCCTGTATCTTCGATCCGTCCGAGATTACGAAGTGATTGGCTGTGAACCCCGTCGTAGTCGTGGAGTTGGCCGTCAGCCCGGAGCTACTGGATGCCGGTGCTGCCCCGAGATACCACGTGTCGTTTGTGTTGCTCTGCCGTATCGCCGCCGAACTGTAAGCCGCGATCGTGTAAGACCCCGTGCCGCTCGTCCCATCCATGTGACTAAGTGTCACACCAGCGGCGCCTGTCAGCGTCAGCGTCGCGCTCGACTGGTTGTCGATTACGATCGTTGCGTTCTGTGGAAACGCAACCGACGCGTGAGCCGGAATAGTGTACGTATAGGACGAGCCATCATTGTGCAGAACGCTACGGCCAGCGTCGGCGAGTACGAAAGTGTAATTGTTGTTTTGCTGGTTAGGCGCGAGTAGACCCTGCGTCGACAACGCGACGTTCGCCGCAAGCACGCCACCAACCTGAGCGACAGTCGGGTTAGGATATGTCCCAGCAAGGTCCCCTCCTGCCGGCCCTGACGGCGTCCCGCTCCCCGTCGGCGCAAGCGCGGCGATCGCCGCTGCTGTCGTCCTGACGTTAGTCCCAGCTTGCACGACCGGCACAATCTCCGCGCCCGTCAGAGCCGCAGCAGAACCGAGCCCAGAGATTTTAGTGTCGGCCATGTTAGCTCCTTAGCCGTAATGTTAGCTTAGCGCCGCCCCGGCGACGAGCTCACCAGCCCATGTCGCGCCACCGTCGACGGTCATGAACCGTAGAATGCTGATCGAGTTAGCCGTCGTGGCGATCGTCGGCGCAGTGCCACTGGCCCACTTGACGCCCGTCGGGAGCGTCACCGCGTAGCCTGTCGCTCCCTGCCTAACCCACACCTCGATGATGTGCCGGTATCCCTTCGACGTACCATCGGAGAGTGACAGCGTCAGCGCCTTAGTTGTGGTTATGTCGTAGGTCGCAACTTCTCCGGCCGCGGTAACAGCGAAGGTTGCGCCCACCGCGCCTTCGGTATCAACCCCAGGAGTACCCGCCCCGGCCTGCCGTGAAATCACATGCGTCGCCATTCGCGTCAAACCCTTCCAGCCCCGCTCTGGGGAATAATGTTAGTTATTTGGGATGGCACGTTAGCACGTACCAGGGGTCATGTCCAGATCACGTCCACCCTACGGCGCGCACCTTTTTGATCTCTCTTTTCTGGAGCCCGGCGATCGACCCGAACATGACGCCACCGTCCGCGTGCAGGCACAGGTACTGGAAGCTGTCGGCAATATGCGACGCCGGTCCCTTGTCCGGTGCGTCCTCCATGTCTCCTGTTTTCTTGATGCGGTACTTGTACCCGCCTCTCAGCGCACTGATTATGGCCTGAGCGCCAGGATCGATGAGCAAGCCAGGTCCCCCCTCCACCTGACGCGACAGAAACTTCTCGACAGCGCTGATGCGCGCCTGCGTGGCGTTGGTGCGGGCCGGTATGACCCTGAAGCCCTCGTGCTTGAGTATGTCGAAGCAGCTTCGCTCGTCCGTCTGCGCCCTCTGTGAGCCTGCCGGGTCGCCTATGACCACCACCGGGTGCCCAGGGAACCTCTCGATGAGCACAGGCTTGAGCTTCTCCTGTATGAACCGGGTAATTCCCATGCCTTCCGAGGCGAGCGCGGCCAGCACCAGCAGTCTTCCGTGCATGTCAAGCTGACCAATTGTCGCAGCAGGGCTCAACCCGAAATCCATACCGATGATCAGGGGCTTAATATGCGACCGGATGTAGGCTAGGGGGGCCTTCGCGACGTGAAACTCGGCCTTAAAAGACGGGAAGACAGGTCTTCCCGAGAGGGAGCGGCCATATTTGCCGTGAATGTAGACATCGATCCAGTCGTCAGCCTTCCCTTCGGCCAGATCGGAGTAATAATCGGTCGGAAGAAGGTGCGTCCAGTCGGCCTCGGGGCTCAGTCCGGAGGGCTGGAACACAACTGTCGCATTCTTTGGCGGGTTATCCAGCCACCTCTGCCACCAGGAGTCGAACTCAGGGGGATTTGTAGCTCCCCAGAGGTGCTTGTTGGGGGTTCCATCGTCCTTGACGCATCCCTGGATTGGATTTCCTTCCTTGTCGACACCCCACTCTGGCCTGTGGGGAACCAGCATTCCATCGGGGTATCGGCCAAGGCGTCCCTGTAGTGCCTCAAAAATCTGCGGATTGATCTCACGGAACTCATCGAGCATCCCGAAACTGGCTTGAAGGGAGAGGAGGCGGCGCACGTCGTTGGAGTCGTCCAGGCCCCTGAATAGAACTTCACACTCGACATCGTCGAACTGCAGCAGGAACCGCCGCTCGGTCTTCAGGAATGACCCGGCCGCACCATCTGGGAACCACTTCAGGAAGTCCGGTATCGTCGAGTCCTGGAGCATCTCGCGAGTGTTGCGCACCACGATCGCCCTGGAATGGCGGATGCCATCTCGAGCCTTGGCCATCTGCTTGGCGTGGTACGCCACCTTCATGAGGGCCGCGGTAGTCTTAGTCGAGCCGATAGGCCCGATGATCATCGAGATGAAGCTCTCGCTGACGAAGAAGGGCACCACCGTCCCTGGGGGGTTGTAGACGACGGTGCTCACGTGGATTGCCTATTTCTTCTTGCTGAACTTCTTGAACGTCTCAGCTAGGACGGCTTCCTTCTTGAGGGTGGGGTCCGTCGACTTCGCAGCTTTAGCCAGTTTGTTAGCAGGTATGGGCTGGCCGGGCTGTGCGCCGAGTTTACTGCGCAGCTTGCCTTTGTTAGCAGGCTTGACGGCGTTCGCCATCCAGTTAGGGTCTTTGGGCATCGTCCGGGACTCCTGTTAGATCGTTGTCGGTTTGGAACGTAATATAGGATGGCATCGGGTCTGCTAAAATGGAATCGGCTTCGACCGCCTCGCCCTCGATGACGGTGCCCTGGACCGTTATGTGTGGCTTGCCGTCCACCTGGGGGATGTTGATCACCACCGAGAACTTGGACCCGGACTGCGCCACCGGGAGGGCGTCCTTCTTGGGGTAGAGCTCGCCGATCAGGGCGAACTCCTTGAAGATGCTTAGCCGGATGCCGGAGCCAGTCTCCTGGTCCATCGCGTCGTGGTACAGCTTCCCCATCACAGGTATCACCAGTCGGCGCGCAACCTCTCGCACCACCGCGGGGTCCTGCTCCGCGGCAGCCATGATCTCGTCGAGCGCTTCCTGGGGGTGGATGGTCATTTAGTCTCGGGTTCTGGTGGCATGGGTGCGCCTGATGGAAGGTCGATCCCAAAGATTTGGTCCGTGAGGGCTTGCGCCACCGACTGGATGGTGAGCTCGTCCTCCAGGGCTTGGTAGAGTTCGACGTTGATGGGTTCGAGCATGATCGACATGGGGATTACCTTAGCATACTGGTAGGGTTGCGCCACCCTCGGCGCTTTGCAGCATTATGTTAGCAGGCGAACATCCTGTTAGCAAGGGGTGTTAGCCTATAGGTCTGGCATATATTTCGACCAGTCCACCTGCTCTATGTCCCAGGTACAGGGCGGTTTCGGCTTGAACTTCGGAGGTCGGCGATTTCTATTCTGCTCC